GAGCCTTTCGGCTCCTCTCGCGTAACGGCACTTAATCACTTAAGGAGTTTCATATGGCGAAGTCGAAGTCTTCTTCTGAAGCTGGAAAGCCTCAGAGAGAGATCATCGAAATGACCCTCATGATCGTCCCTCGTGGTCAAAGTGTCGCACATGGTACCATGCTGTCAGATGGTCAGCTTAGGCAGTTCAAGCACTTGCTGAGTGACTCGGATAAAAACGAAATCGCTCAGCTTATGCACGAAATTGCCTTTCTGGTCTAGATCAGTTTAGGTACTTCGCGACAAGAGAACCCGCCCCGTAAGGGGCGGGCAATCTTCTCTCTCGTTCTACGTCCTTGTATCGTAGGCGAACCGTCGACGACATTCATCTTCCTGGAGTAGTTATGCCGAGGCCGAACCCCGAATATTGGAACACGACATGCCCCTGGACCAGTTCCTATGCTGGCTCAGGGACCGCTGTCACTTTCTCATAATCGGACTTACGCCTCGACTAACTCTCCTGGTTTTCCGTCATTTATGCAGAGCAATCCGCATACGATGGAAGTAATTGAAGAATGGCATGACTCGAGTGCGTACTGGAGTGATGAACGCGTGTATCCGTACACGTATAGAATCACTTGGGCGGAAGGCCCTATGTACTACTCGTCTCGTGGGGTGACTAGTAATCTAATGAGGATTTATGCCTCAGAAGAGAACGTGACATACCGAGCAAGGTCTAAGCTAGCTCATAAAGTTAAGCGGGATGAGGTAAACCTCGCCGTTTCGCTTGCTGAGTCAAGTCAGGCCTTTAAAATGTTCGGTAGCACCACCAAGCGGATCACTGACGCCTATCGTGCCTTGCGGCATGGTGACGTTCGTGGTCTTCGTCGAGCTATCAACGTGAGGCCAAGCCACCAAGCGTCGCTGCTAAAACGGGGTCCTCTGGACATCCGTAAGCATGCGCCGCAAATGTGGTTAGAGCTTCAGTATGGTTGGAAGCCTCTTCTTAGCGATATGTATGGCGCCGTAACACGGCTCCATCAGCGCGTTGAGGAGGGGTATCCTATCCGTGCCCGGGCCAGCTCTACAGAAACGGTAAAACGTACTGTAAAAGATGGCTGGACTGCTGGTATTGTACTCTACGACGTTACACAAGTGCAACGTAATAGGGTAAAATACTTAGTGGACTACTGGGTTGATAGCACTCTTCCGGCTAATCTTAATGATTGGGGTTTAACCAATCCTCTTGAGGTTATCTGGGAGTTGGTTCCGTACAGCTTCGTCGTGGACTGGTTCATCCCAGTTGGCGACTTTCTTAGCACTTTCGATGCGTATCTCGGAGTAACCTTTAAACAGGGCTTCGAGGTAATCATTAAAGAGTGCCAAAGTGTAGCTGTATACAAGCCGACACCGGATATCTTTGGTCGCAAGTACACTGCTAGAGGGGTCGATAGTTGTAAGCACGCCGTTTACACAAGGAACGTCTTATCGACGTTTCCACGTGCCGGTTTGCCTAGACTAAAGAATCCTTTTAGCGCAATGCATGCCGCCAATGCGATATCGCTGATGTCACTTGCATTTGATCAGAAGTTGAAATAACCTTCGGTCATCTGCCTTCGCTGCCTAGGAGAATGTTCTCCAAGGCGTTCCCAACCACGTAGTGCTAAACACTACTTTCCCTTTGAAAAGGAGGCCATGTGGCCGCAGTTGGTAATATCGTCATTAATGACGGGCAGGGTACCCCTGTCGCGCATACCTTCAGTCCGAGCTCCGTTACTACGGAAGTGGTTTCGTACCACGACCGTAGCGGCGGGATCGTTCTGGGGTTTCCTGAGCTGACGCTTGGTCAGAAGCTGCCGTCGAACGGTAGCGGCTCAATCAAGCACTCGCTCAAGATCTCCGTCCCCACATTGGAGACGGTCACTGGGTCGACTGGCGATGGCTTTGCGCCAAAGCCGACGTTGGCCTACAAGGAGCGTGCCTTCGTGGAGGTCTATCACGACCCCCGCAGTTCTCTTCAGGAACGAAAGAACCTGAATGCGTACCTCAAGAACGCGCTTGCAAACGCGGCTTGGACGACGCTTGTTGAGAACTACGAAGTTCCGTACTAACGGAAGCTATCATGGGCTCGCGTGAGCGTATGATAGTGAGAATAGTCCTTTGGCTCGTTGAGCGGTATCTTCGTGAGAAGTACAAGCTGATGACGCCTGAAGACTTGCAGGTAGTCGTTAAAAACTACCTCGCCGAGATGCAGAATCTCGGAATCTCCTTCGTGTTGACACAATCTAATGTAGGTGAACCGCATGAGAAACTCAGCGATTCGGATCGTACTCAGCAAGCTGAACCGATCCAACACGTCTAACCGTCACGGCATCCAGGTGCAAATCTGGAAGCCTTTGGCCTCATGGACTCTGCGCTCCCCTTGGGGCAAAGAGTTTGTGAATAAGCCAAACTGCTTGGACAACGTAGTGTTTGGGCACATTGAAGATGTGCTTATCCACTACGATCTGTGCAGACCGACGGGAAATCGACTCAGCCAGTACTCCGTTACTATGACTCTTCATATGGATGCTGGAGATACTTGCTTGGCACACGTTGAGATGCCCCTTGATCGGGGCGCTCTTCGTGTGGTCAAGAGGTTCTTCAGCGCTGTAGAGAAGCGAAACGCTAGAGACTATATAGATAGTCAATGGCTAACGCACATCTACAGCTTTATCCCTCTGGGAGAGGCTTTATCGGAGGTTGGCTAGCATGCGTACGGGTAAGAAGTCCAATGGACGACCTGGCCCTATACGGCGTATGCGACGTGACCTGACCCCTGAAGTGATCCTCCGCTTCTATGAAGCGTTGGATACCCCTGTGGCCTTGTCATGCGCCGTGCTTTTCCGTTTCGGAGAGCACGAGCAATTGGCAAGGAAGTCTCTCAATCCACGTGAGTACGTGGACCAGGAGGCTTTCTTCCTCGACTATCTGGCAGTTCGCTTCTTATCGAAGTTCACTGGCTTAGATACGGGGATAGACACACAACGGGTCGCAGTCGAAGAGTTCCTTCGTTGCGAACGCAAATGTGAAGTTGTCAACGACCAGTTGACGGACCTCTTTGTTGAAGATCCAATCATATCGCTGAATAGCGACAGTGATTGGCGGTTTTCCAGGATTATTACCTGGTTGGCTGGAAAAATATCTTCAGTCTTGGGTCCTTTCGATTGGGATGAGGCGCTTAACAAATGCCGCTTTGGGCCCGGTGCGACTACTCGCATCGGGGGGACGAAGACCTCTGCGTACGAGAAATTCCAAGGAATTCCTCACTCTACGCGTGGGGCGCTACCTTACCTACTGGGCGTTTCGGAAGCGTGGGAGAATTTCCCCCACAAATTCGAAGTCGTTTCAGGAAGTGAGGTAACCTTCGTCCCGAAGAATGCTAAGACGGACCGTCCCATTGCCATAGAACCCTGCATGAATCAGTTCGTGCAGTTAGGACTTGGCAAGGTGATTCAGGAACGTCTTAAGCGCTTCGGTGTTGATATCCGGGATCAGACCCGGAATCAGCAGCTCGCGTACCAAGGGTCTGTTTTTCAGACCCATTGTACTGTAGACATGAAGAGTGCTTCTGATTTGATATCCCGTGTTGCCGTGCAGCTCTTGCTGCCCGACGACTGGCATGTCATGTTAGACGCATTCCGAAGTCATCAGTACACCCTCGACGGTAGTGTAACGTGTTTCAGCAAGTTCTCCTCGATGGGG